CGACTGTAGAACCCGTGGTATCTTTAATGGTTCCAGCCTTAATCGGGCCAGAAAAGGTGGTAGTACCCATGTGTATCTCCTGTCTTGGGCTAAGTCAGTCGCCCCATGCGACTGTCAGGGATAAATTGATCTTACATAAAAAAGAAAGGGGGCAAAAGCCCCCTTCTTAGTTTTAGGCTCCTTGAGAACCAAACACGCAACGGGGGTTGCTAAAGCCGAAGCTGTAACGCTCACGAGCCTTGTAACGCACGTTTCCTGTGTCGAAATCACCTTCCATTGAGGTGGTGATTGGGGTTCTTTCAAAGTGCTTGAAGCCGTCAGGACAATCAGTCAAGACAAAGAACGCATCATTGTCAGTCAAGAAGTGGTTGACTGCATAGCCTTCTGGCAACAGTCCCATATTCCTGATTGCGTTGATGTCGTTATCTGCCGTGCCAACACGTCCGGGCGTTTCGAGCAACCTATCTGCAACAAACTGAAGTTGAGGAGGAACAATCAACTTGGTCCCTTTCAGGGCCGTGATCATGTTTCTGTCATCAACAAAAGTTGAGATTGAGATAAGAGCATTCTCAAGAGAAGTCCCATTCAAGTCTGACATCGTTGTTGCACGGTTGGCTAAAGTTCCACCAAAAGCAAGTGGATGAGCAGTGTTGATCAATGACACTCCATCTCCGCCTGCAAAGCTTGAATTGAACGCGTTGTTCAATACGTTGGCAGCTTTAACCTGTTTAGTGTGTGCCATGCTTCGGGCAAGAGCTTTTGTATAACGAGCGCCGAGGCGGTCATACAAGTTGTCTTCTACAGCTTCCTCGGTCAGAGCGAAAGCAAGAGCGACTGTCTCATGCGTATAGCGAGAGGTGAAACCTTCGCTTGCTGAGTCAAATTCTACACCTTGACCTTCTTCTTTGACTGCGGCGTTACCGAAACCTACGATGAGAACTTCTTCTTCAAATGCTCGATCAGAAGATTCAGTCTCAAAGATTTCGGCATGCTGGTTTTCATACCGAGCATACTCCATGCCGAACAAGGCGTTTAAGCCTGGTTCTAGTTCTTTCGCTAGTTGTGCGCGTGAAATTGCCATCTATTCAGCCCTCCTTACGCTAAACCAACTTGCTTCTGACCAAACAGATGATTCTGAATGGTGACAAGCACGTTAGTGTTGGCCGAACCTACATCCGAATTATCGGGATCTGTAGAGATGTCAAGCGCCTTCAGCGGCAACGTTGCGGTGGTAGCACCAGTGGTTACGTCAAGTTCGACGTATGAAATACCACTATCAGTGTTACCAGTTCCTGTATTGTCAACAATATCAAAGTTGCCAAACAGGTCAGCAACAGGAAATGCTGCATCGGCCTGAACTTCAAACACATCCATAGGATGGTCATACAAGAAAGCAATAGCGTCCGTGGCAGCATTGCCAGGCCAGTAGTTGCTCCAAGTCGGCTTACTGGTTGTAGGATCGGTGTAAAAACACCCGTTAAAAACTCCAACAATAATTGCTGAAGTAGCACCACCGCCGTCTGCGCGAGCGATTCGAGTCACGATACCATTGGTATCTTGAGTTACGATGTCGCCTTGATAAATAGCAGTCGTATTCGTTGCTGACGCAGTGGTCAAACGATACTTAGACTGCCCTGAAGAGTTGTAATTACCCTGCAGATTACGCACGTAGCGGAGGCCAAAAGGCGCGTCATTATTCGCCATTTAAGTTCTCCTTAAGATCAAGGTTATTTTCCTGAAGAAGCACCAAATGACACCTTTGTCTTACGCTCTCTGGATATAGGCATAGAAGGGTGCTCATCTTTCATGAGATCGTTGTCAACAGCAGACATTTGATTGTCTGTTTGTTGAGCAAAATAAGCATTTCTTTCTTGTGCCGTTTCCTCTGGAATCTTGGCAAGCATGAGTCCGCCATGTCCAACGGTTCCTGCGTTCTTACCCTCGTCAATTACAGGCAAGCTGTAACCTTCTACTTCACTTGGGTGAACAGGCTCAAAGCCTTCACGCATTCTCTTATGAACATTGGTTTTGTCATCTTCACCACGAATCGCAGTTCTGATCCATCGATAGCGCATACCATCAGGGGCAGGTGGTGTTTCTAGTACTTGAGGCGGAGTCCATGGCTTCCTCTGGCTGGTAGTGTTTCGAGAGCTGGCACTACGTGGCTTTCGGCTTGATCCCGCTTTTTCTACGTTTTCTTCGCTCATGATCTTTGTAGCCTCATTTTTTGTTTTGCGTATTCTTTGAACGGTACACCTAGTTTTCGAGCAAGTTGCTGTTCGCTAGGGCTAAGTTCAATCCTACGATCATTTTGAGTGCGTCCACTGCTTGTTGTGCGCGATCCGGAAACGACTGTTTGGACGGGTTTGCCGTTTCCCGCGAGGTTTTCTTCACCGAATTTATGAGGCAATTCAGCTCTGATTCTTTTATCAAGCTCAGAATAGTATTCATCAGATTCTAAGTCAACGCCGCTATTTGCTAGTTCTTGGTGAACAGCAAAAGCAACATTGGTCATTACCTGATCTTTTCCGAACCATTCATTGTTTGATGCCCAAGTTTGAGCTTTATCAGAGGGTTCTTGATAAACAGGTTCTTCGACATATTGAGGTTGTTCAGAAACCTGTTGCGCCATGTAAGCTTCATATTGCGCTTGGTCTTGAACCCACTTTGCATAGTCTTTTTTGTACTGCTCAAGCTCTTGCTTATACTTGTTAAGAGAGCTTCGATCAGCTTCGCTTCTAGCTAAAAGCTGTTGCGCCTCAACCATTGCCTCTTGGTCACCTGACTCAAAAGCCCGTGATAATTGACGTTTGGCTGCTTCAGCTTGCGCTTCTATTCTGTTTTGAAACTCTACAGAATAGTTTTCCTGCATCTGCATGTTTTGTTCTGCAGACTGTTGGCTAGACTGTTTAAGCTGACGAGATATCTTCTCATTCTCTTCTTGTAGCTGTTTTGCATACTGAAGAGCTTGAAGTTCTCTGCGCTGATAGTCTTTGGCTTGCTTGACCGCTTTATTAATGCGTTCTTGTGCAGTACGAGTTCGACGTTCAACTTCGTCTTCTTCGTAATCAACCTCATTCCCTTGAAATTCTTCTTGAATCTCATCTTCGGTAACAGGGTTGATTTCTTCGTATTCTTCTTCGCTTAACTCAACAAACGCAGATTCATCGCTAGGATCATCAGAAGCTTCTCTTTTATCTTCTGGGACCGCAGCGTTTTCAATGTAATCATCGTTATCGAGGTTAGCGAGTGCCTCGCTTAATGTTTGTTCTGACATGTTTCACCTCACAAAGATTTAATATCATCAGGATCAAGGATGGTGCCAATGACTTCATCGTCATTGATAATCCTCACCTCTTCATCATCTTCTAAAGCAAAACGGGCGCCCGCATATCTACCAATTAGCACCCATTGCCCCTCTTTGCACCAAGGTTCTCCGCCAAATTTGTCGTAGTCTTGATATGCAAGTGGGCCTAGCTTTAAGACGTAAGCAACCACAGTAGCCAATCCTTCTCGGTCTACCGTTGACTTAGTCAGAACAATGCCGCCTTCTGTCACACCTTTGCCCTTGTATGGCAAAACAAGCAATCGCCATCCAGTGGGATTAGGCATGCGTTCAAGCAAGCTTTTGTCTAAAAGCGTGGGGTCTAAAACGCGTTCTTCTGGGTTTGTATATGCATCCGTAACGGACGTAGTTTTTGCGACAGTATCTGTTGCCAGATTACTCATCGGGGTCTCCTTCAAATTGCAACGCTTCTTTAAGTTCATCGCGAAGGGTGCGAAGCATTGATAACTCACCCATCACAAATTTATAGTCCTCCATTGTCTTAACGTTATTGTAACTAACGTAATCCTTTCGGTTTTCTTCTAACTCTCTGATTTTTTTATGAATATAACTTGCCAGCGCAACTGCATCCATTAGCTTACACCACCTCCACGTGGGCCAGATGGACCTCCTGGTCTTATCTCTTCTTCTTCCTCAACCATGTACATCCCAGGAGAACCTGCTAGACCGGCGTAGGGGGCGAGTGGCGCCATAGGCATAGGTTGACCATACCCACCAAACTGAACCTGCGGTACGGCCATTGTGGGCGTCTGATAGACAGGATTGGCATATCCCATACCAGGCATTCTTCGATAAAAGTTAGGTCGAGCTTTGTCTACATCTCTTTCGTACTCTTCTCTGACTTTTGGATCATATGACTGGCCCAACAAATTGCGTGGTACAAACGTCTCTCTCACGCCTTTGAGAGGGTCCATATCAATGAACTTAGGCATTCTAGGCGCTTTAGGCTCTTCCTTTTTGCCTTCTGGCGGTTTTGAGTCTGCGGGCTTTTTGCCTTTAACCCAGCCTTGAGGAGGAACCCATCCAGCAGCGTTTGCTGTCCATTCTTCACCTGTTGTTGGATTATAAAAACTTTCAGGAGAAATTCTCACTGTACCGCCAGACCAATTAAAACCTGCGGGAGCGGTTTTAAGATCCTGATATCCTTGTGGATCAGCGCCAAGACCAGAAGTAGTATCAATGCCTCCTCCCGGAATTAGCATATCTCCGGGAGACGGCCCCGTAGGCGGCGTAGGCTCTTTAGGCGCAGGCCCAGGAGCGGGCGTAGGCGCAGGCTCAGAGTCAAGATAATAGCTTTCAAAACTAGGATCTAACGCTTTAATTTTTGTAGCTAAGTCTTTTAATCCTTGCCAAAATTCAGGACCAGGATCTTGAATAAACCTTATCCCCTCCATCGTTTCGTATTCTTTTTTTAACCGATCAAGCTCACTCATGTTTGGATCAGGTTGAAATTGTTCAAGAAACTTTGGACCAGACGTAGAAGGCTCTGGCTCAGTAGTCCCGCCAGCTTGCTGTTTCTTCCACTCTTCAAGACCATTCCAGTTTGGATTGATTCTGGGCACAGGCTCTGCCGTAAA